TCCATGTCGAATAAAGGCGCCCAACGGTCAAATAGGACGCCAGTCGTGGTTTTCAAATATGTACATGTCTCGATAGGTTGAAATGGGATCATGTTGTCAGACTTGTCAGCAGCAGTGTATTCAAGCTCGTATTCAGCGAAAATCTGCTGGATGGTGACATTGTTGAACTCTTCAAGAAAAGGTTCTGCGACGGTAAGCGCGCAGTCATCGCCAGTATATTTCTCCCGCACGTATTCGCGAAAGTATCGCAAATCATTGTAAGGCACACTAACAAGTAGTAGCCAAGCGCATCGGAAGTAAACTGCATTGACGAGTGAATTCAACACAAGAGTAAGGAGCCAGCCCGAAGGCATGGTTCCCGAAATCGCGAAAATGAATGAATCGAGTTTGAACTCGTTCGCGAAAGGCCATGTTACGCGGATGTAGGCGTAAACTGAGTGGAGGAACAATATATACATCTCGCGATATTCACGAGAGGATCCTTTAAAGTCGTAGAAGGCTGCAAATAAATTCACAAGCTCCATAGCGACTAAGGATTTGAAAGAACCGTCCCACCATTTATAATCTCCTGCGAGGCCATTTGGACCGACCTCGAGGAAGCGATCGATCATCGCGGCCCATTCAAGGGAGCCGCGGTTGAAGCCAATTGATGAAAAACAAACATCTCTGATTCGTTGGAGGAACGCAGAGAACGCTGCAAAATAGCGCTTATTAAAAAGAAATCCAGTGAGCGAGCCTGCACAAAATATGCGGGTCTTACCTGCTCGAACTTTTTCAATTTTTCGGCGCTCATCTTTGAGCGTGGCTATGTACGGGTCGTTGGGTACAATTCCTTGGTCAAGCATAGCTTGCCATTCATCATAGTGTTTTTGCGCAATCGAACCAAGCGAAAGATTACCGGGTTCACCAAGAAGGAGCTGCCTCTTGGGGCCTCTCAACTTCGGATCAAGTGAAAAAGGGTATCCGCTCGAAGTTCGAGTGTCGCAGGACTCAATGAGCCCTGGTATGCCATTCAACGCCTCGTGCACAGTTAGTACGCGCGCGAGGTCAGTTGGTCGCTTGTGTGATAAAAGCTCTTCAGTCAGCGACTGGACTGCGGCTTTGACGATATGAGTTGGAAATTGCTTTGTTGATCGTCCATATTTATCAAGATCCTTGGTAAGCGGATCATGTTCTGCCGTACGGCGAAGTAAAGCAGGT